GGAAAACCGACATTGGAAATTAGCGTTGATACTTCTTGGAAATCCATAATATCACACTCCACTAACTTTGAAATAATTGTGAATAGCGTTCCCGACATCATTGTTCTGATAGAAAATTTTGTGATGCTTTATCAGCCAAAGAATTTTACTACCCGCTTTGAAATTAGGGGAATTTATACTCTTATTATACCACATTGAAGGACTATCTGCAAGAGAAAAAACAATTGTTTTATCTTTTATTGGAGTTGTTTTCTCATGGACATACATTATAATATCACCGTTCCCTAGGTCTATAACCTCGGAAAGATAATTAATTCCTTCAAAGCTAATGACGAACTCAAACAACACTTGTTTTGGAGTGTACTTGCAAGGCAAGTGAGGATAAATATCCAGTTCCCAACTACCATTTGTTATCATCTGCAATTTAGGGTTGTCGAAAGCAAAATAGAAATTGGATTTTTTGTTTGAGTTCATACTAGAACAATACTCGACCGCAACGACAAGCCTTGAGTCACCATAGCGGTATACGTCAATATCCCCTTGGTTCATCTTGAGGATATGTGTCAATCCAAACTCTTTAAAGTATGGACAGTATTTGTTTACCGTGTTACCACACATGAATATCTTAACGTTATCCCTCTGCCTCACAATCGTACTGATAGTGTTCATGAACAGTACGAATTCATCAGTCAGATACAGTTTATTTGTAAGGAACTCGTCAAAGAATATCGTTTCAATCATTGGATATGATATTGACTTGTTGTGTTCCGTATCTGACAGGGAAAAGCAATATCCGATAATGTTGGTATCGTTGTATATTGGCTTTCCATCATCATCATAAATGCAAGTATAAAACTTGCCTGCATTATAATGGATACCATCAAACTTTCCATTGGAGAATTTCTCTACAACACCATCTTGATTTATGGAAGTGAAAATATCACTGGCACGGCGACCAGTAATATCTTCTTTCCACCTCCTAACAATGGCAAACTGTCCCTTAGTCTCAAAGTAATGCTTTATTGCATATTTCAAAACGGAATAAGTTTTACCGTTTGACCGCTCACCGAATATAATGTTATAACAAGCCTCTTTGGACAGAATTCTGTCAAGTGAATAATATTTTGGTGTTTCATGAATAACTGGTTTTCTTTTCTTAGACATAAGTAGTCCCCCTTAACGCATAACCTTCTACAAACAATGATAAAAATCTAGTGTATTCCTTGGACAGTGACATTGTAAATTCACAATCTGACAGGTGTATAGCAGATACAGATTTAATTACATTTGTGTTGCCTAAGTAGTCGGTAATTTCATATTCTTTACACTCATCAATGTAAGTGTGAGTTTTCTTGCCAGTTCCCTCTGCGGGAATGGACATATTTGTGTTAAAGAAATCGAACATTTCCCTAACGCTCTTGCACTGGGATTTGATGTATTCAACACCTTGCGACTTTGATAAACCTGCAATTGTTATGTGCAGATCATCATCATAGTACATATACCGCTTAGCCCCCAGTGTTTTAAAATACTTGTATTCACCTTCATAATCCCAAACTCCTAAAGGCTTGGACACGCCCTTAACTGTCTTTGGGGATATGGAAGCGTATGGTATCTTGTAATAATTACACATTTCTTTCAGCTTGAAAGTGATGTAGTTATTATAATGTTCTATGTATTCCTTGTGGGACTCATAATTAAGGAACTTTATTGAGTCTGTGTCTGAATATATGTAGTCATCACCAATTGCAAGAATTCCACTCCATAAATTTCTTCTTGCGTATGCGGTTACAAATATTCCCCATGGATAGAAAAGAAATCTGTTTTTGCTATTGTTGTATTCCATGATTTTCCCGTAGGTATCTGACTCCTTAGTTATCCACACGTTATTCTCTAAAGTATGCTCCTGTTGCACTATATCTGTCACACTCATGCCATACACAGAATTCAACATACCCTTAGACTTGAGATATTCGCTTTCCATACCTGCAACACCTTTTAACGTTGTTTTCTTTTCATACAGGTCAAGTATGGAAGTGATAATTGGCTTTGGCAGATACTCACAATACATCTCATATACATTGGAGAATTCCACATCATCAAAATCATAGCAAGCCTTGATTATTTCATAATCAACATTGGTTATGGCTGTCAGCAGGGCTTCCGCTGAGAAAATTCGACCATTGTTTGTTACTGGCTTAACTTTTTCAAAGCACTTTGACTCACTCAAGTAACATTCCGTCCTTTTAGATGTAATGTTGGTGAACTTTGCGAAAAACATATAACAGAAATTTTTCTTCTTGAACCGTGCTTCCATGGATTCCCTTGATATATCCTTAATTTCTTTGGGTGTTGACATGGGGTATTTTTCCGATAACATAACGGCGGGATATGATGAAGTGAAATCGATTGAATGGACGTTTTCCCACACTTCACCAACTTTATCATAATTGGCGTGAGTAAATCCGCCTTGGAATACCAGTTTACACAACTTATAAGTCTTGGGTGTCAAGGTCAAGTGTTTCATTAAGTCACGGAAATTTGAGTATTTTCCTGCGTTGGTTCTTCTATGTGTGTTGTTGCTATATAAGCAATTATTCCTAACGTACTGGCGAACCCTGCCTGTATTGGTTAGAGGGATTTTTGTTATGCTCTTGTATTCGTCTATCTGCTCACGGATGTAACAGATAACGATTTTTACATCGTACTCGCAATAACGCAATTCCTTGTCAGATAATGGTGTTAGAGGTGTCCTCAATTTTGAGTAGTCCAAATCACCTACCATTTTATCAATCTTGTGCTTAGTCAGATTTTTGGCTGTCAATGCAAGGTTTAAACCACTCAGAATGTAACTACATCTAAACTCTAAGCCTAGTTTGCTTAAAGTCTTGATTGGCTTCCTTATATCTGAGGCAAATACTGTTTCCCACTCAAATAACTTATACATGAACTGAAATTCATAAGATAAATTGTGTACATATATAACCAATCTCGTTGAAGGATTAGTGTTAAAAAATTGATGTATTGTCTCGCATAACTCAATGAATTCGGACCAATCCCGACCGTAGCATATATAATCTTCTATGCCAAAAGTCCACTCATACATAAAAGCGAACTTTTCCGTTCCAATCTCGGTCGAACTTGTCTCAATATCAAAAGAGGATACAAGTTCATAATATCCAACTTTTTTTACGACCTGTTCCTTCTTATATGTGATAGAAGTTTTTAAAGTTTTTAGGTAATTTATTAATTCTAATTTAGTGTAATGTGTCATATCTATCACCTGCAATTCTTAGTCGAAAAATTCTGATAAAATACTCTCTTCTCTCTCTTCTTGCAAATACTCATTTATCAAGCTGTCATAGACAATGTTAGCGGCTTCCTCAATGCTGGGCATATCTTGCAAGTTTATCTTTTTTCTTTCGACCATATTGTTCACAGCTGTCCAAATCGTTTGATAGCCCATTGTAAAAGCTAACTGGCTCTGTGCTTCAAGGATTTGTTCAACTTTACTAGCTATGTCAAAGAAAACTCTTGATTTGACGATTATTTCGTTTAAATCATTATACTGTATATTGATGTTCTTGGCGATATTCTCAAGGACATTAGTAGCACCCTTAACTGTTGAAGTCTCTGCCTCCATAAACCGCTTCAATCTGAAATAATCAGATTGTAACTCATTGTATGTTTTTCCCTTGACGGAAAACTTGATTTTACCGTTCTCCTCCAACTTTTGGATTGCAGGTGTATCACCTAGATTATGCCTCTGCAAATCCATTATATTTCTTTTAGCTTCAGCATAGAGTGCCTTTAGCTTAGTGTACAACTTTTGCTTCTTAGCTTCATGAAGCATTTTCTTAGCCTTTAGCAAGTTCCTGACTCTGTCTCCACCTGTGGTTTTAACTCTTATCTTGATTGTTAATTCTACTTTTCCCATATTATATTCACCTCACACACGTTAAAAAGGGGTGTGTATTTCACACCACCCCTCCCCGCATTACCGAATTAAAGGAACTCGATTCCGTAACCAATTCTGTTATACTTCTTGCTTCGGAAGTTCCTTACTCTGAATTTGCACTTCTCATCGTTTACGCCAGTGACAAAATCCTCGTTGCTGAGAATAGCGTTGAAAATATCATTAAGATGTGAAGGAAAGGAAACCCAGTTCACTTCACCAGTGTTCTCACAAATAACACCGCCAATTGGATATGTGCCAAACTTACCCTTGGTGTTCATGTGAGCGGTAACAAGGATGTAAATGTAGTCGGGATTGAGTTCCTTTAAGTTCTTGAACTCAGCGTTCTCTGGCATAGTGTAGGTAAACTGATTAGTTTTGTTAAGTGTCTTGAAGTCCATGATTAATTTTCCTCCTTAATTGTGTCAGCGTTAATTTCTGAAGTGATTTTCTCGATTGCGGCTTCAGTGAAAAAATCAATCGTAAAATCAATTGTCTTGGCTAGCTTCTTATTCTCAAGAATTTTTCCAAACTTTTCCTTGAGTTCCTGTTTGCCGTAACGACCGATAACGGTACTGTTCAGAACATTACCATCACGGTAACTCTTGATAACGTGGTACGGGATTGTTACTTTCATACTAAATAACCTCCTAAAATATTAAATTGAGTAGTGTTTGTTATGTAAGTGATTTAACTTACATTATTATTATACATTTTTACGGTCGAAAAGTCAACCCCTTTTCGGAAAAAATTTCTATAAATTTTATCTTGATTTTTAATTATTTTTATGCTATACTATCCATAATCAAAGATTTAACATGGCTGCCCTGTCTTGCCATGGCTGCCCAAACGGTTATATCTGTCATCACTGTTTGAAAGAAGGTTTTACTATGACGGTCAACTTGCTTGCTACTGCACTTGCTCCAACAGAAAAAATGTTCTGTCAGTATCTTGATACTACTCTAACAGAAAATATGTTCGCCCACATCCTCAGACGCCGTGGCTTGAACCTGCGACTCGAACAGGGTGTTGGTAGAGT